CCTTACAACGAGATGATTTTGAATATGCCGGTTTAAATAGCCGGGACGATTTACAGGTCGAGATGGGTAATGTGGTATTGCCTAGTGCACCGGCCATGGCTGAACAGGTGACTGATATTCCCGCCATGTATGGTAACCAATTTAATGGCACGGACTTTACTAGCAGAACAATCAGTATACCGGTATCCATTTACTGTGCTGATAACCAAGACAGATTTAATCAGGTAATGCACAACCTAAGTGGTCTGCTACTAAGCGATGACCCTAGCGATAATGGTAAAGAATACCCGCTAGTTTTTGGCTTTGAACCCAAAGTGACTTACTGGGGGCATATTACCACGATTAGTAATCCGGCCCCGATTAACACGGGTATGTATGACATGACTTTAACGATTACCTTTGTGCAGTCGGACCCACGGGCAACCCTGCCACAGATTGAGAAGCCTTTAAATAATGGCTTAAACACGATTACTGTTGAGGGCACCGCTAGAACAGAGCCAGTTATTCAGATTATACCTAAGCGAGCTTTAAAACACATTGGCTTTACTCTAAATGGTGGTCAATATGGAATTGGACCAGAAACTCCCGAGGATCAAGCCGATGCTGTTCAACCATATACAGATGTTGTCCGAGACCCAATTGCAAGCATGGCAATGTGGACCAATGACCCCAGTGCCACCAGCGTAATGAAAACCAGCGACAATCCAATTTATCAAGGGTCGTGCGAAATAAACTCATCTAGCACGGTTATGATAGTTGCTAATAAGTCAGGTAAAAAAGACTATGGGAAGTTGCCTTCTGTCGCTAATGATACGTGGTATGGCCCAGCTTATCGGTATACTGGAATGACGCAATCATTGAATGATTGGCGCGTCTTAACCAGCCTATATCACTTGAAATACTCTGGCCAGCACAACGGTCGCGCAATGGCACGGTGTGAACTTTTACTTTTAAATGCAAACGGAGAAATGATTGCACGCTTCGGTATCTTAGACCTCGGCGGTGGGAAGAAGCCACTGATTAGATTACAGCTATGTGAACCGGGGTCGCATATGGAAAAGGGCGATGGGAAGCACCGTAATTTGTACTATGATTATGGTCCATCAGGTGCTTTTAAAAATAAGAAAGACAAGTATGTTAGGATAAAAACAATTAATAATAATGCCAGAAAATTTATAACTTTAATTAATCGTGAAGAATCTGACAGTATTTCAGATGGGGTTTTTGTCTTAGACATGATTAAGAAGGGACAGGTATTCACGTGGAGTATTACACAATACAATACGAAGACTGACCAACCCTATACAGATTCAAGGAAACATCTAGTTGTTAGTGGAACATTCGTTGACCGTAAGAATCAATTTAACAGTCCACTTGGCGGCGTTGGGGCAGTTTTTTTGAAGTTTCCAATTGCGGAAGACCATAATAAGATTAATTATAAAGAACCATTCATGTCATTGCCAAATCTAAGAATTTGGCAGGTGAATAAGGTTGCTCCGGGTGATACAACGTACATTGCTAATGCTGGTCAAGAGATTGTCCTAAATTGTGAGACTAATAGTACAACAGTTGGTGGCAAGCTAGTTTCACCAGTTTGGTCAACTGACTATCCTAAGCTTAGGCCGGGGGTTAATAGCCTGTCGATGATTGGTGACCTAGATGACGCACAAATGACGCTTAAGTATATACCTAGACTACTATAACAACACTTTAAAGGCTTCCCTCAATTGGGTGGCCTTTTTACATAACTAAAATAAGGAGGTTATACAGATGGCTTTAAATAACCAGTACTTAATCTTAGACCCTAATTTAAAGCGGATTGGTACCCTGACCGTTGATGGTGCTACTAAGTTTTCTAATGACAGTATTAAGCTACAATTAGCCGACTCAGACACTACCAGCACGGGCTATGATGATGATGCTAATGTGGGAACTAAAGACAGTTATACCGGCACTATTAACCTGAATGCTCAATCTAAAAAGTTTGACCATCAAGGCTCATTAGACGTGCTTCAAGGCCAACCAGATTCAGATAAAGTAGTGGCTGGTAATAATCTTGCCTATTATGATGGACTATCAGGTCATTGGTATGTCATGCGTATATACAGCGTGGAAGAAAGAAATACTGCTGCTGTTAAGCATGTTACAACGGCTAACTTTACCAACCTATGCTTATACACACTAGCTCATCATTACCCACTTGCAGCGGCTCCTAGCAATAACTCTATTCAAGTGGCCTTCAAAGAGTGCTTTAATGCTACCGGCTGGACACTAGACTTTCAGACTACCAACGCCATAGTGTCATTATTTAGCATTGACGGTAAGACTAAGGCTAGCACGTTATTACAGACACTAATTCAAGCCTACAATGTCGAGATTGACCCTTATGTTGAGATTGACTCACAAGGGAACATCATGAAAAAGGTGTGTGTCATTACCGATAAGCTTAATGCTGACGTTGTCTATAACGAGGCGGTATTTGGCAAGAATATGACTAGTATTAAACGAACAACGGTATCAACACCGGTGACTAAGTTAATTCCATATGGGGCTAACGGTAGCACAATTGCCAATGCCAATAATGGCAAGCCTTACATTGTCGATGATGATGCCAATCAGCGATATAATCCGGATTGGCAAAGTGGGCTGTACTATGAAGCTGCAGTTACGGCTAACAGCATAGAGAATCCGGAGGGATTAAAGTCATGGGCACAAGATATGCTCAAACTATACAACCACCCTAGAACGTACTATGAGGTTGCTGTAACGCCAGACTTCAATCCACCATTGGGTGCCACAATCAGGTTTAAAGATGAGCTAATTAAGCCGGTATTAGATGCTAGCGGACGTGTTATTCAACGGACAATCAGCTTTGCTAACCCGTATGGCAACACAGTCGGCTTTGGTGAGTATACAACCGTTCAAGTAGCAACACCAGCATGGATTACAGGCTATCAGAATGCTATTAGTAATGCCCTTGCTAAGGCTAAAGCAGATGCCAGCTCAGTGAAACCAGTGGCCTTAACTCCAGATGGTAACAACTTCACGGACACTACGCAGACTAAGCGGTTAATCTTGCAAGCTTGGGAAGGCAGTACCAATATTTCATCATATATTGATAGTAAAGGATTTATCTGGCGCCGACATAATCCTGACGGTACGGTTGATACAAATTATGAGCAAACAGGCTACTTAGTACAAGTCCCCCATAACGCCGTTGGTACTCTAAGTGGAACAATCGAGACAGGCTACATTCAAAACGACCCCGAGATTAAGCTTGATACATCCAATATCAAACGGGTAGCTGATTTTCTGCCAACTAATACCAATATTGGTGGTGTTGGAAGACAGTACATGTGTCCACTGTCTAATGGTACTTACATTGGCTCACAAAAAACTATCCACGGTGACACACTGTACGCGCTTCATGACAGCAATTTCAATGTAATTAGTGCTATGACGGTTGTTAACGGCGGGCACGGGGCTAGTTTTGATGTTGAAGAATCTGATGGAACAGTTTATATATGGGCTTCCACCTGTGTTGATTCAGGCAATAACTTATATGCTGTTAGTCGGTTTCCGTATATTCCGGGAGCCAAACTAGAACCAACTGACAACAGAATGACACATTACTGCACCATAGCTGATTGTCGATACGTAAATGTCGACTTTGTCAACGGATATGTACTATGTGGTTTTACCAATGGCCGGCGAGATATTATTAAGCTCGCTGATATTAAGAATGGCAACTATAATGTTCAATATTCTATCAACATCGCCAACTATGGTTTTGACCTTAAAAAGCAGACTTACCAATCACAAACCCTAAGTTTTCCCTATGTCATTTTTCACAGTGGCAATATGGACATGCACGATAAGCGTATGATGTACGCCGCCAACGTGGTTCATGGGGGACAAGAGTTTGCAGTTGACGAACTAAACGACATTGATTTGGGTATTACAGACCACAATATTGAACCAGAAACGTGCCACTTAATGCAAAATTCTAACAACGAACTTTCGTTATTCCTAACTTTTCATTGCCGGCCAGCAAATGACCACACAACCAAGCATCAAGTGACGAGAGTTATCACAATACCAATTATTGTACGGGCACCATCTGGTACGATTAATAATAATACGACAAATGACAATGTTAATACAAATAATTAAGAAAGGGGGATTATAAATGGCAGAATCTAATGCAACGCAGGTCATTCTAACCGATGACGGCATTAAAATTATCAAGGCTCAAAATACAGCCGATAATGCGACTAGCCAGGCAGGAAATGCTGATAGTGCTGCTTTAATTGCACAGTCAATGGCAAATGCTGCTAAAGTTGCCGCTGATAGTAATTACAACTATGCCAATTCAGAGATAGCTGTGCAGTCTACAGCTACTGCTAAGGCTCAAAGCACAGCTGATAATGCCTTTAGCCAAGCACAAGCAGTTGGTAGTCAAGCCAGCGCTGAGATACAAAACAACTCTACAGCTACTGCTAAAGCTCAAAGCGCAGCTGCTAATGCCTTTAGCCAAGCACAAGCAGTTGGTAGTCAAGCTAGCGCTGAGATACAAAACAACTCTACAGCTACTGCCAAAGCTCAAAGTACAGCTGATAATGCCTTTAGTCAAGCAACTACAGCAATAGACAATGGTAACGTCACTAGTCAAGCAGTGACAGACCTAAAAGACGGCTCAACTATGACGATTGCTGAACTACAAAATGGACTAGCTACTAAGGTTGCAAACTCAGAATATGCTAGCTACAAGACCCAAACCGCTAGTCAAATAGCTCAAAAGGTTGATAACGGCGCTTTCTCAGCTTATAAAACACAGACAGCTGACTTGATTGCTAGCAAGGTAGCTACAAAGGACTTCTCAGCTTACAAAGCTATAACTGCTAAGTCAATTGAAAGTAAAGTTGAATCTAAAGACTTTAACACTTACAAAACACAAACTGCTGACTTAATTGATGATAAGGTCTCTAGTTCAGAGTATGCGTCTGACAAGACACAAACGGCTAGTGAGATAGCAGATAGAGTAAGTAATAGTGCTTTCTCAACTTATCAAGACCAAACCGCTAGCCAAATATCCCAGAAAGTTGACAATGGTGCTTTCTCAACTTATAAAACCCAGACAGCTGACTTGATTGAGTCAAAAGTTGATAATGACACTTATCAAACAGATAAGACGCAAACAGCTAAAGAAATATCTAGCAAGGTAGAGTCTAGTGATTTCAACACGTATAAAACACAAACTGCTAACTTAATTGATGATAAGGTTTCTAGTTCAGAATATGCGTCTGACAAGACACAGACTGCCAGTGAGATAGCGGATAGAGTAAGTAATAGTGCTTTTTCAACTTATCAAACTCAAACTGCTAGTCAAATAGCTCAAAAGGTTGATAACGGTGCTTTCTCAGCCTATCAGTCAACTACCGCAGACTTGATTGCTAGCAAGGTAGCTACAAAGGACTTCTCAGCTTACCGAGCTACAACTGCCAAGTCAATTGAAAGTAAAGTTGAATCTAGTGATTTCAACACGTACAAGACACAAACTGCTGACATGATTGCTAGCAAGGTTTCAACGGTTGACTTTAACAATTTAACGATAAGCAACCGCAACCTAGCACTAGGAACCGCTACACCATTCACAATGACTGGTAATAATACTACAAATAATGTGAAGTACCTGTATCCAACATCGGGAACAATAGCAAAGGGAACTACCATTACGGTAACCTTTGATATTACGTCAACAGATTCAACAGGTAACTACTCTATTCAATTTAAAGGTGGAACATGGCAGAGCGTTGCTTGGGGCTTACCGCTGGTATCTGGAACACGGCATTACTCATATACTTTTAAAACAACCGCTGACTTTTCAGGAGGTCTTAACTTACGATTAGACAATGCAACTGCAACGGTAACTGTTTCTAACTTTATTATCTCTGAGTCTTCCAAAGAGGTAAGCTGGACGCCAGCGCCGGAAGACCAAGCTACACAGTCTCAAATCACACAGTTAAGTCATGATATTAACCTTAGAGTTACTAAGGGGGACTTAATTGACCAGATTAATATTCAAGCTGGTAACACCCTAATTTCCTCTAGTGGTCAGTTAACACTAGCTGCTGATACAATTTACTTTGACACTAAGAAACCAGTTATAATTCCTAGTGCCAATATCACGGGGACGCTAACTGGCAAAACTATTAATGGTTCAACTATCAATGCGACTACTTTTAATGGTGGTAGCCGTATTAACAACCCCAATAACACCGCTGGGTATTATCCAATGACCATTACACCAGACGGGGCGTATAAGTCAACGTACTTTGATAATGCGGTTGGACTGCAATCAAGCGTTGAATCTGGGGCGATTAGCTATAAATATCGCTCAATGATTGGTAGCAATGGGCAATACTTAGCTTATGATTCAGTAATTAACGGTCAAGGTTTCGAATCACACTCAGGTTATACGTCAGTTAAAGATGCAACTTTTTCCAATACAGAGACAATCACGGGCTATGTTAACGTAACACCGTCCACAGGAATCTATCTATACGGACCAACACAAAAAATAAACTTTGCTGGTAATTCCGATAACATTGGCAGTGACGGAATTACTATGGATGCTTATGGCAACCTTTATGGTCAAAATAATTCAGCCTATTGGAGGATTGGAGATAGTGATAGAAAAAGAGTTGCTGACTTTGGCCTCGATAAAAAATCGGGTCATCAAATTATATTCAGCCGCAACACTTCTATCGGTAATCTATTTCTAGGCGTTGGACATACTATCGGTATGCTTGATAAAAAGCCATTATACTTCAAACGGGGTGACTCAAGAGGTAACATGCTAGATATTAAGGCCGGTGCTGTTCACTATACAAGCCTAGTTAAATCGTCCCTATTAAGCGTTAAGAAGGACGTGCAAAAGGCTGACACCGCCTATTGGGCACAGCTAGTTAACTCAATTGACCTAGCAACATACCAGTATAAATCTGACGATAATACCAGTCATATTAGGTTGTCTTCAATCGTTGATGATGTGAATGACACTAAACAGTGGCAATTGCCAGATGTGTTTATCAGTCGTGATGAAGACGGCAAGCTAAGTGGAGTGGATGATAGTGTGCTTTTAAATGCCACCCTAGCCACGGTACAGGAACAACAGAAGCAAATTGGCCAATTAAATGGTCACAACATGGAATTGGAAGCTAGATTAAACAAATTGGAGGCCAAATTAAATGGACAGCATTTTAATTACAAACTATAAACCAGATTACACGAACAATATTATGACGATCAGCATTCAAATTAATACACTGGGTATCAGTTCACAGGTCAGTATTACCATGGATGACTTTAACACTGCCATTGCTGGCGGTGCTGGGGGCACTGATAGGGTTAAATTGAAGGTGTTGAACACACTGATTGACAGTCTGACCGCTTTAAAGCCAGTTACCACAACTACAACAACAACCACACAGGAGGCTTAAATTATGAATGTCGATGCACAAGCTTTAATCAACAAGCTGACAAGTAACTATGCCCAAGCGATTGCCCTTAAAGACCAGCAACTAGCGATGGCACAAGTTCAAATTGACCAGCTCAATGCCAAGTTGGCTGAGAAGGAGGAAGATAAAGATGGCAAAAACGCTTAGTTTTACCGATACTTCACCACAAACGGTTAAGATTGGCGATACCACGACCAGTTTTACATTAATTTGTGGCAATGATAATGTGGCAACGGACTTGACTAATGCCACTTCAATTACTGTTAAATTGGGCAATGCTAGTGGCTATCTTAAATCGGCCACAGTTGACCCGGCTAAGTTAACAGACCCAACGACTGGTCAGATTGTGCTAGTCTTAACAGCGGATTTAATGACTAGTCTGACAGCAGGTAATTATCAGTTGGAAGTATGGGTGGTTGATAGTACCGGGACGTCAATTTACCCTAGCGAGTCAACGTTACAGTTCCAAGTTAATAGTAGTCTTGAATAGGAGGCAGACAATTGAATAAGCACAAGCTAAAGGCACTCATCTTAACGGTGGGCGCCATTTTTATTGCCTTTTTAATGGTCAATCTAAACGGTCAGGCTTCAACTAGTCGTGAACAGGGGGTTGATTGGTCTAAGTATAACGGTAATAGTGGTGTATTCGGCTATAGCACCGATAAGTTTGTATTCTCGCAGGCTGGTGGCTTCTATGGTGGGACTAATATCCCTCAGACCACGTATAACAGCCAAGTTAAATCAGCTCAACAGGCTGGTAAACGGGTGCACACCTATTTATGGGACGGTGTTGGTGGCAATATGATCAACGCCAAGGCTATGATGGCCTATTACTTGCCACGGATTAGGACGCCCAAGGGCAGCATTGTGGCGTTGGACTATGAGGATGGGGCTTCTAATAGCGTGACAGCTAACACTAATGTCATTCTAGCTCAAATGGCCCTCATTAAAGCGGCTGGTTATACCCCTATGTTGTATTCCGGTAAAGCTTACCTCAATGCTCATGTTAATGTGAGCGCCATTGTTAAAGCCTATGGTAGCTGTCTATGGCTAGCTGAATATCCGGACTACTTGGTTAGAACTAGCCCTGATTACAACTGGTTCCCTAGCATGGACGGCGTGGCTATCCTCCAATTCACTAGCATGTATAAAGCAGGCGGATTAGACGGCAATGTCGATTTAACAGGGATCACTAAGTCGGGTTATACGACTGCTAGCAAGGCTAAAGCACAGGCCAACATAAAGCAGGCTCATAAACAGGCAGCTAAAAAGGCCACTTTTAAGGTTGTTAAATACAACCAGCGAGGGGTGTTCTATCCTAACCGGACACTAGCTGTTCGTTACACGGATTCAGACAAGGTACGTCAAGTGGCTACCTATTACAAGGATGAGAGTGTGATTTACAATGCGGTCATTATTGAACACGACTATGTATGGGCACGTTATACCCGTTCAAACGGCCTGTACGGATTTATCAAGTTAGGTGTCACCAACGGACATGACTACGGTAAGCGAGTTACTGGTCAGCTGGTTAGTCATATGTATTACACAGTCAAGTCTGGCGACAGCTGGTGGACAATCGCTCAGCACAACGGCCTAAGTATGACTACATTGGCTAGTCAGAACGGCAAGACGATTTACACCACTATCTATCCTGGTCAACGATTGGTGGTGCGGTAATGGCACAATACGACGATACAACTAAGTTATTAATGGATATTCAAAAGGATGTGGCTGCCACCAAAACGAAAGTTGAGAACATCGAAGAAAAATTGAATCAAGTTGACGATATTGGCGACAAAGCCGACAAGGCGCTGGCCAAGTCAATCGAGGTTGAACACGAAATAGGACGGGTTACTCAGATACAGAATTGGGTTATCGGTGTCCTAGTTTCCGGAGTTCTAGTTACGTTGCTGGTATATGTTGCTGAGAAGTTTTTATAGGAGGATATTATGAAAAAAATTAGTTTTAAGAATGCCGATGGAAGCTTAAATGGTAAGTTGATTGCTGGGATTATTTCGTTACTGATCGTTTTGATTCAACAAATCTTTGCTATGTTTGGCATTAAATTTACTGGTGACTGGTCAGCCATTGTCGCTGTTATCAACACAGTATTAACGATCCTTGGGATGCTGGGTGTTATTACTGACGTTCAAACAGTGACGGCACCAACGACTGATAACGATGAGGAAAGTCAGATTGAAGCGACCGCTAATCAGGCCGCTGACGAATTAAAAGCACCCACGTCTACAGTCGCTGTAGCGGATAGTTCTGCATCATCTGACACTGAAACGGCGTCAGAATCCGCCTCACAAGCGTCAAAATAATGTTATAATATAGATACTTCGTAAACTTACTATTTCCCCTGCGTTTCGGCGTGGGGGATTTTTTTAATAACTAATATTCAAAAGTATACATTTACGTCTTAAAGACAAATAAAGACAAATTTTTGAAATTAGTAGTGCTTTTTAGTACAAACGAAAAAAGCTCGAATGCCGTTAAATCAACGTTTAACAGGATTCAAGCTTCATCTAGTTTACCTAATTATGCCCCAGGCAGGATTCGAACCTGTACATTGTTTCCAATACAGCGACCTGAACGCTGCGCGTCTGCCAGTTCCGCCACTGGGGCAGTTGAATTAACAACAATATTCATTATAGCGAAAAGTGCGAGAAAAATAAACCTTTTTCTATATTTATGCAGTAATTTTTCATCACTGATAAGAAAAAAAGCCGATAAGTAGGTTTGTGAGT